TTATAGATATAGATAATGGATTTGCAGGTGGACTTGTGGTTCCGCGCATTCCTGAAACACAAGCAGAATTAGATAAAATAGTAAACAGTTTGAGAACCGGGTATAATACATTTGCAGGTGTTATTGGTTGTGAGAGTTGGATGTATGATATTGAGTGGACTCCCGAGTATCATAATTATTGGGGCGATTAAAGCTTCTTTTTTGATTTTTAATAAAATAAATGATATAATATATATATAAAGAATGAAAGATATAATAAGGAAAGGGAAGTGATTATTATGTTAAGAATTCAAACTTTAGTAGATAAATTAGGCAAAGAATATGAACCTATGATAAATCAAATTAAAATAGCAGAGTTTACAAAAACTATTGCGCAACTATCTAATATGCAAGTAGATAGAGTTCCTGACCAAGCAATAGAAGAGTATTTAACACATTGGGCTATTAACAAGTTTCGTTTCTTTAAAATGCTTGGAAATAAAACTCGTGTAGATATACCTTTTAATTATTTTGATGAAACAAAAGATACTTATCAAGAGATGAGAGAACTAATTCCAGACTATCCAGCATATACGCCTTGGATATATGAAATGGCAGGTTTTAAAACTAATAAAATAGATGTTAATAAGTGGAATTGGCGTGATAGAATAATGGATTATTTAGACCAAGTAATTATAGATGGTTCAGTTAAAAGAGTATTATCAGATATGTCTATTACTACATTTTTTAAGAGAATATTGAAAGCACCAGATGACCTTGTTACAAAAATAGGGCGTATATATGAGAATGAAGAAATTAATGCTACTTTTACTATTTCTATTGACCCAACTGATATGATGTTAGCAAGTGAAAATCCATATAATTGGACTTCTTGTTATAGACTTGAACTGATGAGTGATTCTCATGCTGATGGATGTTTAGCTGCAGTAATTGACTCTAGTTCTTTAATAACTTATGTATGGAATAATAAGGGTAAATATAATTTATACAATAATTTTGATATGAAAGAAATCCGCTATTATAGAATGCGTGAATGGATTGCTATTAGTGATAATTTTGCAACAATTCACTTTAACGCAATTTATCCAGGGAAAGCTAATTATAGCCAAGATTTAGAAAAGAAATATAGAAATATAGTTGAGTCATATGTTGCAAAAACAATGTTTCCAGACCAAGAAAATATATGGGCTAAAACTACTGATGCCTATTGCGAAAGAGAAAATGCTTATGGGTATGGAGAATTTAGTGAGGCATATATGTGGACTTTAAAAGGACAAAAATCTCAAAGTATTAGAACATATGATAGAGATATTACATGTCCATGTGGATGTGGATGTACAGTTCCAGGAACTGATGACGGTGACGATGGATTAGAATATAATGGAGATGGATACACATATGAAAATATGGTAGAGCGCTATTGGTGTGATAGAATTGATGACTATTGCGAAGACCAAGATTGTGAATATTGTTCAGCATGGCGTAGAGATAATGCAGTATGTGAATTAGATGAAAATGAATATTGTGAAAATACATATGAAGCTGAAAATGAAGGATGCTTTGACCCAGACGAGAGTCGAATAGTTAGTTGCGGAAGCCATTGTGAAGGATGCCCATTATATAAATTACATCACCCAGAGGAAGAAGAAGATGACGAGAACGAAGAAGATAAGTCTGAAATCAATATTAATGATGAACTAATAACAATAGGTGATGCAATATCTACAATAACAACAACTCCAACTCCTGAAATTGTTGGATTAGAAGCCATTAGAGAAAAACTTCAAGAAATTGCTGAAGAATCAGGATATAAGATTTTTATGAATGAGCTGACTAAGCGCAAACTTACAGAAAGTTTTAGTATCCATGTTAATGCTCTAATTAGCACCTGGTATGGAATCCCTGTTGAGACAGATAATAGTGCACCAGATGATTATATAAATCTTTATAAATCAGTGTCTATTTCTGGAAATTGGGTCAATGTTATGCATCTTGATAAAGTAATGAAACTTTAATTGATTTTTAATAAAAATTATAATATAATATATATGTAAATAAAGAAAGGAAGGAATTGTTATGGCAAGTTTAGATAAAAACGCAATTTTAAAAGACTTAAACGAGAATTATTCATTAAATGATTTAGCTGAATTATATAAGGCGCTAATCGCTCGTGAATTAGGTCTTGAAACTATTACTGATGAAGATAATGAAAAATTAGACAAAGTATTAGATTGGTATTACGATACTGATTACTTAACTAATTTCATCAATGAGGACATATACGACTATGCTTGGGATATGTTTCATAATGGTGAGGAAGAGTCTGAATAAGACTTTTCTATATGTTCATCAATAATGGTGAGCATATAGATGAGCCTTATAGCAACTGGCTATTGATGCGACTGATGCGCGGAGGCTGGTTTAAGCTGTGACAGCGAGGCTGTAAAGAAGTATGCGCAGTGTTAGGAACAACTCATCACACACAGAACAAGGTCTGCGGAATTCGAACATATAGTTTAGATTTAAAACGCCTATTCACAGGGAGTCCCCGGTGTAAGTCCGGGTAGTCGGGTTTCCGCAACCATATCTAAAAGGAGGGTATATGTTAAACACAGCAGCTTTCTTTATTTTATTAGACCAGCAAAGAAGACGCATTCAAGAAGAAGAAGAAGAAAAGAAAAAAAAAGAAGAAGAAAAACAACAAAAGAAAGAACAAGAAGTATTATATCAAAGCCAAGAAGTATTATATCAAGACGAGGAACAATCTCTCTAGTTTTATAAGTTTTTATTGATTTTTTATAAAAAATATAATATAATATATATATAAAAAAGAAAAAGAATAAATAAAAATTAGGAGGAAAACAAGTGTTAAATCAATGTATATTAGTAGGTCGTATTAAAGAATTACACGAAGGAAATATTATTGTATCAGTATCAAGAGCATGAAAAAATGCTAATGACGAATATGATATTGACGAAATCAAAGTTGCTATTGAAGGAAAAATTAATGAGTCAGTTAATGAATTCTGCAACAATGGTGATATAGTTGGTATTAAAGGTAGACTTGAAACTGTTGACGACAATTTAATAGTAAAGGCTGAAAAAATAACTTTCTTATCAAGTAGAACACAAGATGATGTTGAAAATGAAGATAATACTGATAAGGAAGAAGAACAAATAGATTAAGAAAAATAATTGATTTTTTTAAAAAAATATAATATAATATATATGTAAATAAAAAAAGAAATTAAAAAATTGGAGTTGGAAACCCACTGAGTGAACAGGGTAATGCTTAATCAGACTCTCCATTATCAAAAGTCGGCAATAAGTCCACTCGTTAGAACCACCAAGGAAACCCCGTTGTGATAGGTGTAAAGGACGGGCAGTACACTGTAGATATGAGTTTGGGTGTGCACGGTAAGGTTGAATTTCGCCGCCAGATATTATATTTATTACCCGGGAGAGTGAACGGCTGTGGTAGTCATTCTAGAGATTATAGGTATTCCCTGCGCATGTTGCTAGTAAGTCGAGCTGTGTGGAGCTATAATTATTTCGAGGGGTCGCGTGCACGGACAAATATAATATTTGGCGAAGAAATTTAACATAAATATATTTTTAACAATTAGTGATTTTTATACAACGCGTCAAGGTATAGAAAAGAGGGGGCCTGTGGAACAGGTAGCTAAATAGACGAGCTTAAGCAACGATACCCACCCTGGAGTCATGACCAGAAAAATTGCGGACATAAAAACAAGTGGGGAGCCGCCGGATATCCCAAAGTTAAAAATATATTTGATTTTTTTAAAAAATTATTATATAATATATATATAAGAAAGGAAAAGAAATTGAAAAAATACGGAGATAGCTGTGGAAGCCAGCAGTGAAAGAAAGTCGCGCTATCAGAGAGGTTGAAAGTCCTAGAGAGTAAACAATATGAGGTGGCGGTGTTAGTAATAACATTCGTAGCGTAATTACCGTATGGTAAGCCTGCATATTGGTATAGTTGCCCACATATGTCTGGATAAAACCGTTGAGAACCAGAGGCTATACACTTTCTTATGTATATATGATATAATAATTACTTATTATATCAAGGCGGCTACAGGTCTATACGGGTGTAGTAGAGTGTTTATGGTTTGTTAGTAATAACCGCGGAGTTCACGGCTTTAGGAGAAATCGGAAAAACTAACAAGTTCTTTGAAAACAATTTGATTTTTTTAAAAAAATATTATATAATATATATGTAAATAAGAAAAGAAATAAAAAAGTTTTGGCTGGTAGACCTTGAGTCAAAGCCATAAGAGAAAAATCCAAAACTTGAAAATAACTTGAAAAAATTAAAAAATTATTATATAATATATATGTAAAGAAAAGAAAAAAAGAATAAAAAGTTCAAATAAAAATGGTTGTTAGGATGAACGGTTGTAGTTTACCAAATAATTCTCCATTCAAAAGGAATTGTGAATAAAAACTACTCCTTATTACAGGTATAACGCAAAAGGGTGCGTTTATATAAAATCCATATTAAATATGAAAGAAAGGGTAAGAGGTGATTTAAAATGGAAAGAACAAAAGACACAATGACTAAGAAAGAGAGATTCGAAATGCTAAAGAAAGTAGCTATGGGAGAAGTAACATTCGATGCTGATGTAGCAAATGAATATGTTGCATTCTTAGATAGACAAATCGAATTAGCATCAAGAAAAAGAACAGGAGAAACTAAAGCTCAAAAAGCAAACAAAGAATTAGCTGAAGTTGTTTACAACAAATTAGCAGAATTCGAAGGAGCTGTAAGCGTAACTGATTTATTCGAAGCTCTAAAAGGTGTTGAAGGAATTACATCTGCTCCAAAAGTAACTTCACTATTAACAGCATTAAAGAAAGCTGATAGAGTAGTAAGAACTGAGGAAAAAGGTAAAGCTTTCTACAGCATAGCTTAATCTAAATAACATAAACTTGAGAACTTCGGTTCTCTGCTCACTGGATATATATGATGCTTATATATCTGGTGAGCAGAGAATTGACTCTTACAAGTCAACTTCCCTCCTAGTCTATCAGGAGTGTGCAGGATAGACAGCTTCTATGGCTAGATATAGAGGTAGTAATATAAAGCTACTTGGTAGCAACCAGAAATATTACAGTATCAGTCAAAAACTAGAGGGGCTGCGTATTAAGAGTGTGAGGAAGAGAACTCTCCGGTCTGGGTTCACAGACAAGGTTATGTGAGGTGAGCATGTAAGTGCAAGAGACCTATGAACCAGTTGCATATGCTTGGAGCTTGCGCTCCTTGTTAAGGAAATCGACTATCAGGGTTTTCTTAACAAGTGGCGCAACAAACTGAAATGGAAACAATGCCACCCCTTCGGTGATGGGACAGAACCGACTCTAGTTCGGAGTGATAGGAACCGACTCCCGCAGATAAGCGAAAGAGAACGCTAAGAAGAAAAAAATCAGCCTTCTGGATATGGGCTAAAGGTGAACTTAGTTCAGTAAGTGTATCCAATATCTTTATAGAATGTATGCTTCCACTGCACGGGGCTATGGCGTGAATAGGTAACATTGCAACCTGCTACCGAAAAAAGCAAAATGTAATGATGGCGGGGACTGCCTGCAAGATGTAAAGTGCCAAACTACTTTTATAAATCGTGCATTCGCCAATTCTGCACAAAATCTTCTTGTATGTTGTTCAACTGAAAGAACATACCGTCTGTGTTTCACGGAAGACACCGTTTACATGCTTAAGGGGTTAATAAGATGCGTGGAGTGATAGTGCCGGGGGAGTTCTATCCGTTCGGTAGGCTGATACCGATATTCGAGAATGTTAGTTGATTACTGAGGCGACAGTAAAAGAGACATCAGTTTTGTACACATGGAACCCGACGGGGTTCTTTTTGTATGCGCAAATGTCATATAGGGGCTAGATATTGCTTCCAAGACCCGTTTCGCGCATTGTTATTTAGGACCATTTAAATAGATTTTCTATTGACAAATTTTTAAAAAAATGATATAATTATATTGTAAAAATAAAAAAATAATTAAAAATTATTTTTGCAAGAAAGGGAAAAGGTGATGATTATGTTTAACTATGTTGTAAATGGAAAAGTTGTTGATATTACATTAGAGAACGGAAAGGTTGTTAAAGCATCAACTGAGTTCTTAAACAAAATGTGCGACAATTTAGATATTGATTTTGACGAAGCTGTATTTACTTGGTTAGAAGATGAAGAATATATCATCAATGACGAACAAGTAGAATTAACTGAAAAAGCAAAACAACACAAAGAATTAGTAGGGGCTAAGAAAGCCGAAAGAGCAACTAAGAAAACTCAAAAGGAGAGAGTCGTTAAAGAAAATCCAACTAAAGAATTAGTAATCACGAAGTTGCAAGAAGCAGTTTCTGCTATTGACGGTGTTACTGACGTAGTTGTTGAAAATAAGGCAAAATTAATTACTTTCCAATTAAACGGGGAGCAATTCAAAATAGACTTAGTGCAAAAGCGCAAGGCTAAAGTTGAATAAAATATTTCCGCCTATTTAAAAATGGGCGGTTTTTCTGTTTTTAAAAAGTCGTGACAACTCGGATATGACGTGACAACTTTTAACAATGCTGTCAATAGTTGTTAAATGGGGGCAAATTCAAACAAAAAAGTGGTTGGAATTTTCAAATATTGCTAAAGGGGGCGTTAATTATGACGATAGAAGAAGTAGCAAAAAGATTCGGGGTATCTGAAACTTCTTTAAAGGGGGCATTTCCGCGCACTCAGAAGGCTATATTAAAAAAATGGGGGGTACATCTAATTAAAAAGGGGCGTGGTGATGGGGTTACGTACGAGGTACAAGAAGAAAAAGCCGATTTGCGCGCTCTAACCTTATATGATGAAATCAAAGATGATATTGCTATTGATGAAGAAAGCGTCAAGTTAATGACTTGACCTTTTATAGTATTTCTTACTATTGTATCAACTCCTATGTTGGTATTCCGCGGAAGTTATACAGACTTTTTAGAGTATATCCAACTTACAGTTACAGATGAGAATATAGAAGAATTAAAAATAACATTAGAAGAATTGATGAACCGCGAGTATATATCATATACTATTGATAAAACAGATAACAACTATTTTGTAGCTGCGCTATACCGCAAGCGCGAAGAACAAATGCATATAGGTATAGGAATGATTAAAACTTGTAAACAAATAGCGGAAGCCGCAAATAAGCGCAGTTGAGTACCTACATTAAAGACATGGATAGGTATGCAAATGATGGCAGAGCGCAAATTATTTAAAATGGAAGATTTAGCGCAAGCAACTGGATTATCACCTTATCAAGTGCGCGAAAACCGCAAATTATTAGAAGCTAATGATATATTCCGCACAACGCAAGTATATGCAGACTATCAAACATGTATAGGAACAACTGTAGAACTTAATGGATTTTATAATGAGTAAAAGTAAATGTTTTGTTTGAAAGTATATGAAACTCTTGAAGAATAATATATATTATATATTGTTTAAGAGAAAGTATTACTTTCAAACAAAAATATTACTTTGCTATGTAATTATTTTATCATGATTTTAAGAGAAATATATACTTTCAAACAAAATAGCAAAGTTATAACATTTTAATTCGTCCTATATAATATATGAAACTACTAAAAATGTTATAAGTTTACTAGGTTGTTAAGTTTATATGAATTCATGTCTAAAGAATATTCCATTTAAAATTAACAAGTAGGAAGTTGTTGGGTATTAGATATTATTTATTACCTATTACTTATTACCTGAGTTGGGAGGCCCAGGTCCACACCAATTTTCTTTTTCAACTACCGTTATCGTTTTCAAAATTGGCTTATAGTTCATTTTGCCACAGAAAAGCGCCTTATATGGCGCTTATTTTTTATTTATTGACAAAATAAATAAATTATATTATAATTATAATGGGAAAGTATTATTATTATATATATTATTATATATATATCTCTCCAATTATATTATATCATAATTTTTAATAAAAATCAATATATATTACTTTTATATATTATATAGTGCGCGAAACTCCATCATAGAACTATGACCCGCGCCTGCGCCTTAACTTTTTCTATTGATAATTAGCATATAGGGTCTGGGTCCGCTTTTTGGGATTTTAGTAGCAATTAATCCACCAACTTTCGCCATATAAAAATTCCATATGTGGGTTTTGGTTCCAAAGTCGCCTCAAGGCCGGCGAGGCCGAGACGTTGAGTTTTGGGAATTGCGCAAAATAGCGCAAATGCGCATTTTTGACTTGACAAATGCTAAAGTATGTGGTATAATAAAAATCGGGGTGTGCGAGGCGCTAGCGGAGCGAGGGGAGTAAAAAAAGTGTCAATTTGCGCAATTTTTTGTGTAAAAACATAGATTTATGCGTAAACTTTACACATTTTGCGCCAAAATTGACACCAATTACCAATTTTTGCAATAAAAAAAGTGTCAAAGACACTTTATTTTTGTTTTTCTTTGCGTTTTTGCACTAAATCAACCTTAAAATCTTCATTATTTAGTGAAAAAGTTATCAATTTTGCTTTGTTTTCAACATTTACATTTGAAATGTTGTCAATTTCTTGTAAAGCACTTGTCAATTTGCTAATAATTAACTCTTTTGTAGGATTTTCCTTTACAACTCTTTCTTTTTGAGTTTTCTTTTTTGGTTTTTCACTTTTAGCAATAACTTTTACATTTGCTTTTGCAGTTTGGTCTAGGTCATTTTGTTCTTCATTAACAATGTAGTCATTATCTTCAAGATACATTAAAAGGACATCTTCTAGGTCAGTTTCTAACTTTTCTATTGATAAATCAACCCATTTTTTATCAACCTTTACAACCTTATCATTTTCAAGTGTAATTTCATAGCAATTTCCATTTAATTTATAATCTTTCATTTTATCAACTCCTTACATTATAAGTATAACATTATTAGCATAGTTTGTCAATAGCAAGTAGCAATTTTTTACTACTTGCTATTAACTTTTTTGTAAGACTATTTTTGAATTGAGAAATATGCTTTTCTCTTTAATTCAGTTCTTACAACTCTCTTATCATTGTTTAATAGATAAGATACTTTTGATGTAGATAATGGTTTTTCAGCATTATCTTCGTCTTTTACACGAATTTCAGCAACCTCAGGAATTGCTAGGATTTCACTAATTGTCATTAACTTGTCAGCATTTGCTAAGATTTCAACTAATGTATCAGCAAGTTTTGCATTTTCTTCAGCATTTGCTTTTGCTTTTGCACTATTTGCATTTTTCTTATTGTCTAATAGTCTTAATTCATTTTGTAGATATGCAACATAGTCAGTATTAGCAACTATAAAATCCTCCTTTAACATATTTTCGATTACTTGTCTTTTTGTAAGTTTTTCCATACTATCAATCTCCTTTCCTTACATTATAAGTATATCATATTGTAATAATTAAGTCAAGCACTTTTTTTATTTTTTTTTAATTTTCTTTTTTGCTTTCCTTTTTTATTACACTTATATTATACTATAAGTATTTTATTAAGTCAAGCATTTTTTAAAATATTTTTTATTTTTTTATTTTGTGCTTTCCCCTTCTTTATTACATTATAATTATATCAAATTATTAAAAATAAGTCAATAGTTTTTTAAAATTTTTTTTAGCCTTATTTTATCCATACAACGACGCCTAGCGTGTCGCGTTTTGGGAGTTTACATACAGATGTTCGATTGACAGTTCGATTGACAAAAACTTTACATGTCAATTTACATGTAAAATCGGCTCAAGGGCGCCGCGCCCGAGACGTCAAATTGTGTAAAGTGACATAATTTGACAAAAGAAAAAGTGTCAATAGACACTATTTCTCTTGTGTATAGTAGTGAACTTGTATTCTATTGAACACTTGTTGCGCTGTTAGAAAACCCTCTACATTATCCCCATTATGAGTTAACCCCATAATTTCAAGTAACCCTTTTTCAAACCCATAAGAATATTGATGACAAATAGCATCACATACTACATTTTCACAATTTGGATAACAAACTTGTGCAGTTCCAAAAACTGTATCAGTTTCAAAAGGTATGTTTGCGCTTTCTAATAATTTAATTAATTTTTCCATTTCAGTCATTTTCATTCATCTCCTTACATTATTATTATAGCATAAGCGCTTGACTAAGTCAAGCACTTATTTTAATTTTTTTGCTAATTCTTTGCATTGTTCTTGGTGGCTCTTGTAGTATTCAATTCCCCACTCAGTAGCAAGGCTTTCACACTCTATTTTAAAATATCTATCAAAATATTCTTTTTTAGTGATAGCACCATTATCATAAGCAACCTCTAACATAAACAACTCAATAGCACGACTATCACTCAATTCTTCAGTTTCAGTTTCTAGGTGTCCTATTTCGTGTAGTAAACTCATTAAAAAGGTATCAATTTCTATTTTGTATGTTTCTTTTATGTAGTCCATAAATAAAGTATCATCTTCTTTATTTTCAGTAAAGCATACCCAAACTTTACCTTCTTCCCAATCACTTGTAAACTCATATTTATCTTTTAATACTTTGTAATCACTATTGATAGTTTTAATAAAATCATTTAGAACTTTCATTTTTTTCATTTCTATCACTTCCTTACATTATAATTATACCATATCTATACAAAAAGTCAATACTTTTTTAAAAAAAGTTTTAGGAAATTACTTTACATGCGCAAATGTCAATTATGCGTGTAAAAAAGTGTAAAGTTGACACTTAAAGCAAAAACGTTTCGCGGCGGTCAGTCGCGAAACGCTCGAGCAAACAAAAAACTTTACACTTGGAATGTAAAGTCTTTTCTAGTCGCGACCTCTTTTCCTTATCGTAGAAAATCACACTTGACCATAAATCACGCCATTTTATTCACGCAGGACAATAGTAAACTACGCTACCACCTATTTATTAAACGCCAGTGGTAGAACTCTTACAGAGCCATAGCGTTGTAGGTTTTCCAAGCCCTACCAAAGAGAAATTAAGGTAGGTTTTTAATTTCCCTTTGGCAAGGCTCGAAGCCTTGCACTGATTATTTTACATTGAAGTATGCTTTTTTCTTAAGTTCAGTTCTTACAAATCTAGTGTCATTGTTTAGAACATAAGATACTTTGCTAGTTGATAATGGTTTATCGTTTGCTTTAGTTTCTTCGTTGTAAACTCTTATTTCGCTTACTTCAGGTAAAGCCAAGATTTCGCTTATTGTCATTAACTTATCGTTTGACTTTAAGATTTCGTATAGAGTATTTGCTAACTCTACATTTTCATTAGCAGTTTTGCTTACACTTGAGTTTTTCTTGTTGTCAAGTATTCTTAATTCGTTTTCAAGATAGTTTTTATAATCTTCATTTGAGATTATAACTTCTTCCTTTAGTAATGCATTGATTACTTCTCTTTTTGTAACTTTTTTTGTATTAGCCATTTTAATCACTTCCCTTTCTTTTTTTGGCTTTGTAAATAAGTTCTTTTCTTATTTACATATTTATTATATCATAACTAATTTATTAAGTCAATACTTTTTTTTATTTTTTTTAACTTTTTTATTAGTTATGTTATAACCATTTCTCATTTCTTACATATTAATTATAACAAATTATTTAAATAAAGTCAATAGTTTTTTTAATTTTTTTATTTATTTTTTTTAACTATTCCCTTTCTTTATTTACATTATAATTATATCAAATAATTATTTAAAAGTCAATAAAAAAATTAAAAAAGTTTTAGGAAATTGCTTGACAGTAAATCACACAAATGTTCGATGTCAAAAAGTGTAAAGCCTAGATCCATACAAAAAACGTTTCGTGCCGCACAGACACGAAACGTCAAGGTGATTGTAAAATAAATGTAAAGGGTATGTAAAGTAATAAGGGTGTTTACATTTTTTAATAAATCCATATTTTTATTTCTTTTTTATTTTACATAATTATTATATCAAAAATTTTTAAAAAAATCAAAAAAAGAAGATTTAATCTTCTTTTACAATAGACCATTCGCGCCAAGTAGGTGTGCTATTCAATTTTACTATTGTATTTCCTAGCAATTCCATACTTTTTAAATAGATTTCAATTTCAATATCAATATCTTCCAAGCCAGTGTGCTTTTCTTCAAAGTTTTCATTGTTTGAAATGTAGCAATAAATTGCTTGTGCGGTTGTTCTAACTCTACCACTATTAGTTATAAAAGCGCTTTCATTTATAGAGTTTTTTATTTCTTCATACTTTAAACAATAATTTGTGTAGTCTTTTGAATAAGTTATTACTTTTGATATTTCCATTGTATCAAGTAAATCAATTTTTTCAATTGGGTTGTCAGTTCCAAACTCTTCACAAAGTCTAGCAATTGCAAGTTTATCAAATAAACCATTGTGCGCAACCATTACTTTAATATTATATCTATTTATTATTTTTGTTAAGTCTTGCGCGAAGTCATTTACACTACAATTTTTATAGCGCTTGTCATTTTCTAACTTTTCAAAATAGCAAGGGTATTTAGTAGCGCTAAAAGTTGATAGCATTATAAATTTATTATTAAAAAATTTTCTTATTAAATAACTTTTTTCTTTAACAACCTTTTTTTCTTCATTATCAAATACTTTTACGCCAATTTCAAAGGGCAACACACTTTCTTTTACAAATAGACTACCTATTGTTTCAGTATCGACAAATAACAAATATTTTTGTTTTGCTATGTCTATTGTTTTTTCTTTTGTTTTCAATTTCAATTCCTTCTTTCCTTTATTTATAATATAATTATACTACTCATACAAAGAAAAGTCAATACTTTTTTAAAACTTTTCTTTGTATTTTTGTTTACGCGCAATTACTTTCTTTTTGTTCTTTTGATAGCCTGCGCCATTGTAAGACCAAAAAGTAGGTATCCAAGTATCACGAACACTTGTTTTATTATTTTTCTTTTTATTCATTGTTATCAACTCCTAAGATTTGCGCCATTAGTTTTTCTAAGTCTTTTGATTTCTTTAGATTTGCGCTTTTTAATTTATTTATTTCTTTTAATGTTTCATAATCTTTTGCTAATTGCTTTTTATTATTTTTATAAGCGCCATTTTTAATATTTAACATTATTTTAATATAAGCGCTTTTACTAGCATTTAAGTTTTTCATACTATCACCTCATTACATAATAATTATATCACATCTACAAAATAAGTCAATAGAAAATTGCAATTTTTTTAAAAAAGTTTTGGGAATACAACGTCTCCACGCGTATCATGGTTTCGATTGACAAAATTTTACATGTAAAGTACCTGTCAAAAAACGTCGCGCCCCGGTCATTCGCGTGACGTCAAAAAGTGTAAAGAAAAAAGTGTCAATTGACACTATTTTTCCATTTCAGCAATTAGTTCTTCTTGTCTTGCTTGTAATATTTCAATTCTTTCAATGTAGATATCTTTATTTTCTTGTAATCTTCTATTGATTTCTTTTTCAATTAAATCACAATCAATTCTATAATAATATCTTTTTGCTTTAACCTTTTTAGGTTTATTTACTACTTGAATATCAAGTTTTGCATTAGGTATGAAGAACTTTGCAGTTTTCTTTATGTTTTCAACCTCTTCGTTTCTTCCATAATAGTTATAATCATAGAATTCTTCACGAACAAGTTTATTATCAGTATCATAAAGTCTTACTTGATATTGCATTTCACTTGAATTGCTTTCAAACTCGAATTCTTCTTCGTGGTCTACTGGTAAGCAATTATATTTTCTTAATGTATTAACACAAACTCTTTGTTGATTTTGTCCTTCCCAACCCCAATGAGTTTTAACTTGTTTTTCATACATAGGTATAATGTTTTCAATAGCCTTTCTAGTCATAACTTGACCATTATAAGGTTTAAATATTTCTAATGTATTTTTTAACATTTTAATATCTTCCTTATCATTTAATTTGTTAAACACTTGTTTGTCCCCCCAACCATATCTTCTTGTAATTTTCATAATTATCAATTCTCCTTTTCCTTACATTATAATTATCTCATACTATTATTTATTTGTCAATACTTTTTTTATTTTTTTTTAATATTTTTAGCAAGTAGGTTGCTAAAATTGAATAATCAATTTTTTGCAACCATACTTTTCAACAACCATTTTGTTGATTTCAACAATTGGCGTATCACCAGGAATATTGTCCTCTAGTGTGAAGTAAGTGTCCCAATCAAAAGGATTATCACTTTCTAAGTTTTGCCATTTGTTTAATTCGGCTATTGCAAATGTTCCACAATAATTTGCTTGTAAGTATAATACCATAATATCTACCTCCATCTCTTACATTATAATTATCTCATACTATAATAAAAAAGTCAATAGTTTTGTGAAAAAAATTTAATTTTTTTTACAATAGTTTTTATTTACAAAAGGTCTACATGTCAAATTATGTCAAATAGCGGCGCGAATCGACCATCCGCGCGCCGCCGAACAACGTTGCCTGGCGTGTCATTTGCGCCAAATAAAAAAAGCCAATGGAGGTTTTTGGCTTTTTAAATTGCATATTTTAATGCTTTTGGATTTGCATTTCTTCCACGCAATTTTTTGTTTGTTTTACCTTTTCTAGCAAGGTTTTGCGCAGTTCTCATAAATTGTGCTGCGTTCTTATCTACAACTACTTTAGGAGTTGCCACTTTTCTTTTTTGTGCCATTTCAATCACTTTCCTTTCCTTATTACACTTTAATTATATCACTTTATTATTTTATTGTCAATACTTTTTTAATCATTTTTATTATTTCCAAGTATCATAATTATAATACTCTTTTAAATTAAATTTTTTTAACATTTCTCTTAATTTAACTACATACTCATTTTGTAGTCCATAGCCACTATTAAGCATTTCTTCGATTTCATTATTTAACAATTCTTCAATTATTGATAATTCTTCTTTGTCCATTTTTATTATTCCCCCTTATTTTTGTTGATAAATACAATTGCGCCACCAACTATTAAGATAATTAGAAATACTATACATAAATCATTTAAACTAATCATTTAAATCACCTCTTCTTTTTTACACTTTAATTATACTATACTATTTAAATAAAGTCAATAGTTTTTTTACAATTTTGTAAAAAATATTTTTTTCTTTCTTTTCTTGCTTTTCTCTTGCTATTGCTTTTTTTGCCAAGTCGTTTCTTGTTTTCATTATGTCATCAATTGCTTTTTGTAATTCTTCATCGTAAGTATCTTTCATAGTATCACTCTACCTTTCTTACAATTATATTGTATCAAATATTGGTAAAAAAGTCAATACTTTTTGCAAAAATTTTTATTTGACGTTTTGGGATGTAAAGCACGTTGTCAATCGTATGTTTGTTCGATGTAAAAATTCGTAAGTTTACACAATTTGACATAGCGGCGCGCCCCGGCCGCCCGCGCGCCGTTTACATTTGGTTTACATACAAAAAAGTGTCAATTGACACTTACCATAAATTAGCAGGATTTAGCGCAATTCCTTTAAAGCAATTTCTAATTGTTTCATTGTCATCAACTAGAATAGCATTTGCGCTATTTTTCAAGTTTTTATTATGTCCATATTTTTTAAATATTTTTCTTTTGATATTTGGAAAATATTTTGCTAACCATTGACATTTTTGTTCGATAACTTGATTATGATATTCAACACTACAATTCATTGGTGTCATTGTTAAGATAACAATTTCAAATTGGTCTTGTGGAAATATCTTAAACAAATCTTCTTCAGTAGTCATTGGCGCACACTCAAGAAAAATAGTTTTATCTTCATTTCTTAATCTTTGTAACCAATTAGCACTATTGTATAGGTTTGCTATTGTTCCGTCCATATCTAAATATACTTTTTTCATTTTAATCACCTATTCCTTATCTTGTAAATAATCACCAATTTTTTGGTAGTAGCAAGTTCCTTGATAGCAAAATTCATAATTTGTATTAAGTATTGTAATTAATTGATAAATTAAAGTAATTATGATTAGTATTAAAATTATTATTGCTATTGTTATTTTTTTCATAGTTAGCACCCACTTTCTAAAATCTAACAAGAGCCATTGCTTTTTCTTGTTCTTCAGGTCTTAACTCATTTACTAATATTCCTATATTTTCTTTAAATGTTTCTTTATCAATTTGTTTTTCTTCATAAGCATTTAATACTTTTAATAATGTTTCTAAAACTTTTTGTTCGTATTCTTCATAATCTTTTCTTTCTTCAGTTCTCATTTTAATCACCTTTTCTTTTTTACACTTTAATTATAGCATAGTAAAAACAATAAGTCAATAGTTTTTTTAAAATATTTTTAGGAAATTACTTAACACTGTCTAGTGTAAATAGTGTGTGCCAAAAAGTGTAAAGTGGTGTTCTAAGGTAAAAGCGGCTCGCACCGCACCACCGCGAGCCGTTGACACAAGTTGACATGTAAACAAGTGTCAAGTAATTATCTTTGCTTAATAATAAAACAATATCAATTTTATTTGATATTGTTATTTTATTTTATTCGTATTTTTTTGTATTTCCATATTTTTTGATTATTAGCATACAAAGTACAAGTATAAGGATTTGTATTCCTAAGAATTTAAAATATGGTAAACTCCAATCACTGTCTGCAGTTGTAATTATTAATGAGAATGCTGTCATTCCAATACATTCTAATATTGTTTGTACTTTTCCTTTTAATACTAATTTCTTTTTATTCTTTTTGTTTTTCATTTTAATTCCTTCTTTCTTTATCTTACATAATTATTATAACATTGAATAATAAATAAATCAATAGTTTTTCTAAAAGTTTTTATTTTTTAATTGTAAAGTGTAAATCAAATAAAAAAGAATAATTAATTAATTATTCTTTTTCTTCAAAGATTTCATTGATTACTTGTGCTTTTAGTTCTTTTAATTCTTTTGCATACTTATCATAGTATTCTCTGTCCTCTCTAGTCCAATGGTCTATTAATTCAATGCTCCAAATAACATCTTCTAACCATTCAATTCTTTCTTTAATTTTTAAATATTTTTCTTTTGTCATATTTTATTACCTACCTTTCCCTTTACAATTATATTATACCACAATCAAAATAAAAGTCAATACTTTTTTTAAAATTTTTATATTATTTTTACAATCTTTTATTTCATCTCATTTTTATTTATTTCTTTTTTCTTTTTCTTATTGATTTATTTATTGTAAATAAAATAAAAAACTTTTAAAAAACTATTGACTTCTTACTAATAGTATAGTATAATAATATTGTAAAGAAAAGGAAAAGGTGATTTGAATGAAAAGCGTTTATGTAATAGTTAAACAAAATGTTAACACTAATGAAAAACAAAATGTTGGTATGAAAGTATACACAAGCAAAAGATTTGCACAAAAGGTAGCAACTGACTACAATGATGCAATGTGGGATTCAAGCCAATGGTATTACTTTGCCGAAGAATTCATTGTTGACGATTTTCAAACAAATGAAGATTTACACGAAGAAGAAGAATAATTCTTCTTTTTTGTTGGTATTTATTCTTTAGAACAACGCTTCCTAGTGTGTCATCACATTGTGTTGATACAAATAAAATTTTAGTTTTGGGAAAAAATGCTTATTTGTTTTATTTGACATTTTGTTTACAAAAACTTTACAGTTGCTTTACATTTTAAAAATCGCTCCGTCAGGCACATTGACGAAGCGTCGATGCTACTTCGCTTGGAAGTGTCAACGTACCTTTCAGAAATGTTTTCAGTGGGGGGTGGTTTTCGGGATTTTTTGCGTATGAGACATGAAAATAGGTTTGGCACCCCCAGAGAACGACCAAATATTTTTTCCGTTTCTATAAGCTCTCTAAAACATAATTTTCTTCTTTCCAATAAGTTTTACAATATTCACATCTGGCTTCCGCAGGATTAAGGGGAGCACCGCAATTTTCGCAATGCGCCTGAATTTTCTTTTTTAATTGCGGAGATAAGTATCTTAAATCTGTTCTACTATACACTGGCTCTTGTTTAACATTACCAATAGGTAGTGGAGTTTCTTTATCCTCCAGTTTTTTAGCAAATGGATTCCAGCTCATCTTATTCCTCCTTTTGCGCATTTGCGCATTCTAGGATATACTGCTTCATTACTTTTGCCTGTAATTCATCTAAAAAACTCCATGTGTGCACATTATACCCCGTCTTAGGCTGTTTATCGGCTATTGTTGCGCATTGTGTGCAGTATTCATCTGCAAGTTCTAATGCTTTATCAAGAGGTAGCGGATTAGTTTGTTTTTTAAGCGCTAATAAGTATTCTTTTTTCTTAGTTTTAAAACATGCGGTTACCGGCTCATGGTTCACGTACCTGGTCATAAATTCCGCAATACGAGCACAATGGCTTAATTGTTTACCATCGTACCCATATTTATTTATTTTTTCTTTAACAGTAGGGAAAGGGTGACATAATTGTTTTCTTTTTTCAAAAGCTGTTCCCATTAAAGCCATTATAAATCTGTGCGGGTCTGCAGCTACAATTTCTTCACGATAATCTAATAGCTTCTCAACCCAGTGTTGATATTTTGGATTAACAATAATATAATCACTATACAATAGCTCAATGTAGCTTAAATTTTCTTTTTTGAACATTTCAAACATAACGCGGATATCTTTTACTTCAGCATGTTCTTCACTGTTAGGCATTATGCGGATTGTCGATACTGGCGCATGGTTGTAGATAAAGTCGTCAAGAGTCGGAAGTACAATACTTTTAGTATCAATATCACTCGTATACTCTTCACTATATTCATCTAATCCATAATTTTGTGAACCTTGTAATGCAGTAAACATTACTTCGTATCCACATTCTTTTAAATAACAATAATGTTCATAAACCCTATTCATTATTCTTTCTCTTTGTTGGTCCATATTGTACCTCCTTTCTTTTAACTTTAACTTTTACTTTTGCGGGAACTTTGTCTATAACTTCTTCATCTGGGTATTCTGATACATAAGTTCCTTCTTTAGTTTTTACTTTTATTTTATAATCTCATATATAAGGTTCTTTTGGCATAATCTACTCTCTTATATTATTGGGGAGATGCGGTTGCGGCGGTAAGTGTGCCTTAGGTCCAGTACATACGATTTTTGGTGGTGCTACATTTGGCACAGTTGGTGGTACTGGATTTGTGCTAATATTTGGGCCCATAACCGCAACAATAGCATCAATGATTTCATTGATTTTGTCCCTTAGTATAGCTCCTTCTTGTGTCCATTCAATTTGATAATAACCATCTGGAATTGGCCCAGTGGGGATTTTCTTAATCTGCTTCATAATTCACCTCTCGAAAATTTTCTTTTTATTATTTTTCTTTTATATATATATTATAACAAAAAATTTTGTCAAAATCAATTAATCTTCTTTATTCTAGATTGACAATGTAAAATTTTTATGGTAGAATATAAGTATAGAAGATCTAGAGAGGAGATGATTATTACGGAAACTAAAAAACTTGACTATTCACTTAAAACTGCAGATGAGCGTGCTCAATTTGTACATGACTTATTACCTACTTTAACTAAAGAACAACTTAAAAATAAAAAGTATATGGAGATTATGTCAGATTATATTGTTTCCGCTATGACTCCCGAAGAGAAGAAACAAAAGTTAATTTTAACAGATAATAGAATGATAACTGTTAATAAACGTGAAACTTCATTCCAAGGTTTAGTTGATAAATTTGAGAATGGAGAAGATGGTCTTTGGAACTTCATGATTGATAATGATAAAAATATTCTATTAACTCATAAAAAAGAAATTACAGACGGTGATTTAGAAAATATTGATTCATTAAAAGATTTAAAAGAAAGTATTAAAATAATAGAAAAGAAAGAAAAAGAAGCTACAGGTAAAAATAAATATAAATTAAAAAAATGATTAATAGAGATGCATCAAGAACAGTATATTATAAAAGATGCGTTTAAAGGGACATCTGCTTTTTCAAGAGCAACAGCAAAAAGTCTTACTAAAACAGATTTAGCAGAAGATATTTATATTGATGAAAATGGAGAACCAGTTAGTAATTGCTTAGTGTCTTTCTTTAATCCTGAACATGTATGTGGATTATTGTGCAACTATTCAGCGCTAAAAGAAGAATGCTGGGGGAATTTTAACTGAGATTTCTGGTATTTGATGGAAGATTTAGATAATCTTATTGAAAGCACTTTAAAAGATGAATACCCTTTATACTATAAATTATTAATATATAAAATTGATGGTCTTTCAAATGCGGATATCCAAGAATTATTGCAGGATGAATTTGAAATAACTTATTCTGTTGAATATATTTCATCTCTTTGGAGAAACAAAATACCTAAAATGTTAGCGGAAAAGGCCAAAGAAGATTATTTGATATGATATTATACTTATGTAGAGTACGGCAAGTGGAAAAGATGTTCAAAATGCGGTGAAGTAAAACTTGCGCATAACCGTTTCTTTTCAAAAAATAATACATCTAAAGACCACTATTATTCAATTTGTAAGAAATGCCGCAATAAGAAAAAAGAGGTGTAATACATGGCAGAAATGAAAATGTGTGAGAAATGCGGAAGAATGAAAAACGCAGACACTCAGTTTTATCAATATAGAAATGGAGAGAAAACTGAATTATGTAAAGATTGCTTAACTATGCACATTGATAATTTTGACCCAGAAACCTATCTATGGCTATTGGAGAAAATGGATGTTCCATATATTCCAGAAGAATGGAATGTTATTCGTGATAAAGCTTTTGCGAAAAACCCTATTTTAAATGGGATGTCTGTTTTTGGAAAATATTTGTCTAAGATGAAATTAAAACAATACAAGGGTAAAGGTTGAGCAGATTCAGCTGCGTTACAAGCAGAAAGAGAATATAAAAATAAGATTAGTACAGAAGAAAGACAAAAGTATGATGAAGAATTAAAAGAGAAAATGGAAAATGGGGAAATAACAGAAGCTGAATTTAAAACATTAGCTAGCACTCCATCTCAAAAAGAAGATTTGTTAATGCATCCTGAGAGATATATTCCTGGCGGAGATAGCTCTTATGCAAATCCAGATTCTTATATAGATGAATCATTACTTGAAGACGGAATAGATTTAACTGATGAAGATAAAATTTATCTTGCCACTAAATGAGGTAGAACATATAAACCTTATGAGTGGGTTCAGTTAGAAAAAACTTATAATGATATGATGGAATCTTTTGATATTCAAGATGCGGATTCCATCCATACATTAATTCATATTTGTAAAACAGATTTAAAGATGAATCAAGCTATTGACTGCAGTGATTTTGAAGGATACCAAAAACTTTCGAAAGTTAGTAATGATTTGCGTAAATCAGCTAAATTTACTGCGGCTCAAAATAAAGAGAAGAAAGATGATTATGTTGATTCTATTGGTCAACTAGTATCTATGTGTGAAAGAGAAGGATTTATTCCTAGATACGCAACTGATATTCCACAAGATAAAGTTGACGCAACTTTAAAAGATATGAATGAATATGTTAAGAAACTTGTTACTCAAGATTTAGGTTTTGGTCAACAAATTGAAGATTCAATTAGAAAAATACAAATTCAAAAAGAAATGGAACAAAATGCAGACCAAGATTTGACAGACGAAGACTTTGCGGAATACTATAATGACGTAGAACAACAAAGAGAACAAGATTATGAAGCATTAGAGGAAGATGGTGATGAATAATGGCATTGGCGGATTTAATGGCGTTATCATCATCAAAAGAAAGAAAAAAGATAGGAATTTCAGAAGAGCGCATTAAAGCTCAGATGACTCCTATCCGTAACCAAATTGCATTTTGGCGCGAATATCCAGATATATTCGTAGACTTTTTGTGTGGAGATAATCCAGAAAATTTCCACTTATATTTTTATCAAAGAATATTCTTGCGCGCAGCAATGCGTCATAAATATATTTATGCGACATTCCCACGTGGATATTCTAAATCATTCTTGGCGGTTTTGGTTTTAATGTTAAGATGTATATTATTCCCTAATTCGCATTTTTTCGTTACCACTGGTGGTAAGGAACAAGCTGCGGGAATCGCAAGAGAAAAAGCTGATGAATTAGTAAAACTTATTCCAGGTTTAAGAAATGAAATAGACTGGTCAAGAGGTGAAACTAAATCATCAAAAAATGAAGTTACTTATAAATTTAAAAATGGTAGTGTATTAGATATTATGGCTTCTCAACAAAGCTCTCGTGGTAAACGTGCCACTGGAGGTTTAATGGAAGAGGTTATCTTAATAGACCCAGAAACATTAAATGATGTTATCATTCCTACAATGGTAGTTGACCGTCGTTTATCAGATGGAACTAGACATGAAGAAGAAGTTGCAAACAAAAGCCAAATCTATGTTACAACTGCGGGATGGAAAAATTCATTTTCTTATGATAAACTAATACAAATATTAATACAACAAATTATCAATCCTGATGAAGCTATAGTTTTAGGCGGAACTTGGAGAATTCCAGTTATGGAAGGATTACAACCTAAAAACTTTATTCAAGGATTGAAACTTGATGGAACTTATAATGATAGTTCGTTTTCAAGAGAATATGAATCAGAATGGAGCGGAGATGCGGAAAACGCTTTCTTTTCATCTGAAAAATTCGATAAATATAGAACATTATTGCAACCTGAGTCTGAATATAGCGGAAGAAGTAGTAATTCACAATATTATATACTTGGAGTCGATGTAGGTAGATTTAAATGCACTACCGAAGTTTGCGTATTTAAAATCACTCCACAACCTCAAGGTGCTGCGCTTAAATCATTAGTTAATATTTATACTTATGAAGCTGAAGATTTTGAGGCGCAAGCTATTAATATTAAAAAATTATATTATAGATATAAAGCAAGACAAATCGCAATAGATGCTAACGGTGTTGGTGCCGGTTTTGTAGATTTTATGACAAAGGCGCAAATCGACCCTGAAACAGGTGAGAGTCTACCTGCTTTTGGTGTATCAGGCGGAACTGCTGAAGATGTAATTGAGCAGTATAAAAAGGTACGTGGACCAGAAGTAGAAAATGATGCTATGTATTTAATTAAAGCTAATGCCCCAATTAATACCGAAGCACATACTTATGTTCAAACGCAAATGTATAGTGGTAAAGTTAAATTCTTAATTGATGAAAATCAAGCTAAGGTTAAACTTATGGCCACTAAAGTTGGTCAGAATATGAGTCCAGAAAAAAGAACTGAACATCTATGGCCATTTACACAAACTACTATTTTAAAAGAACAAATGCTTAACTTAGTAGAAGAAAATGAAGGAACTAATATTATTTTAAAACAAACTAATAAGAAAATTCCAAAGGATAAATTCTCTGCTTTTGAATATGGAATGTATTATATGAAGCAAGAAGAAGATAGACTAAAGAAAAGAAAGAAAAGAGATATTTCACAAATGATGTTCTTCAGTTAAAATTGCGGATTTGGGCAATTTTAACTGATGTGTTCTATGAAATATTAATATATTTATAGAAATATTTTTGGTATATGTGAAGTCTGCAAAAGGAGGAACAATGAGAGCTAGTAAAGGCGAGATTAAGATTGAGGACATCTTAAGAACTGCTGGAATGACTTTTGAAGAAGAGTATTCATTCCCAGATTTAGTGAGCTCAACTGGAAGACCTTTGCGTTTTGATTTTGCGGTATTTGATGATGAAGGAAATATTCAATTTTTAATTGAATATCAAGGAATTCAACATTATGAAGCAAGAAGCAAATTTGGAAGTTATTCAGGTTTGCGTAGACAGCAATACCATGATATGAAGAAAAAAGAATACTGCAAAAAGCATAATATAATATTATTAGAAATACCATACATATTAGAAGGACAGATTACTTATGATTATATTATGAATTTATATTATTCAAAAGGCGGTTTCTAGAAAAGCGGGGTGTCAACTTTGATTAATAGAAAAGAAGAAATTAAGAAAAAAGGCTTTTCCATGGTTAATGATATCAAGGAAGAGCTAAAAGATGCCTCTCAAAATAGTTTTGTGCCTGTGGATTTTTCAAAGATTAAAGTCGGAACCAAAACTTTAGAAGATGCTATTCTTAACTTAGGTAACTATAGAAGAGCAGATACTAGATTTGTTAATAGAGACTCTATTTTCAAAGCTATGTTAAACAGAGATTATGAGGAAATGAGAGCAATCTCAAATTTCTATTTTGATTCAAGTGGTATTTATGCACGTTTATGCCGTTATATGGCTAAAATGTACAGATACGACTGGATGATAACTCCATATATCAATGAAGAAGTTACAAAAGAAAAAGATGAAAACACAATTTTAGCAGACTTCTATAAAATTTTACTTTACTTTGATAATTCAGAGTTAAAAAGATTATTTGGAGGAATTGCGCTTAAGGTTATTAAAAATGGATGCTATTATGGATATGTTGTACCTGGAAATAAAAGAATTAACGTTCAAGAATTGCCAGTTCAATATTGTAGAAGTAGATTTTCTGTTAATAACAGACCTGTAATTGAATTTAACATGAAGTATTTTGATGTTATGTTTAAAGACGCAGCGCAAAGACAAAAAATGCTTGCCATCTTTGGAGAAGATTTCAAAAAAGGTTATATCCTATATAAACAAGGGAAATTACCTCCATTATTTGTAGGAGATACTGAAGGATGGTATGTATTAGAAGTTGGTTCAGCTTTCAAGTTTAATATTGATGGCTCAGACGAACCTTTATTTATGTCAGTCATTCCTGCTATCATAGATTTAGATGAAGCTAAAGATATTGATAAAAAGAAAATGGCTCAAGAATTATTAAAAATAATAATTCAAAAAATGCCTGTTGATAAAAATGGGGATTTAGTATTTGATGTAGATGAAGCTCAACAATTGCATAATAACGCAGTACAAATGCTTAAAAAAGCAATTGGTATTGATATATTAACTACATTTGCTGATGTAGATGTTGCAGATATGGATAGTAATCGTAGTAATGCAGCAAGTGATGACTTAGAAAGAGTAGAACGTGGTGTTTATAATGAAGCCGGTGTTTCACAAATGCAATTTAACACTGATGGTAATATTGCTCTTGAAAAATCAATACGTAACGATGAAGCATCTCTATATGATTTAATTTTACAATTTGAAGGTTTCTTAAATGATTTAATTGACAAGTATAATAAAAGACCTAAAAAATATTATTACAGAGCTCAAATTTTAACTACAACTATTTATAATTATCAAGATATGGCTAAATTATACAAAGAACAAATGCAAGTTGGATTTAGTAAAATGTTACCTCAAATCGCGATGGGTCAATCTCAAAGCACTATTTTAGCTAACGCTTACTTTGAAAATCAATTACTTGACCTTGTTAATGTATTTATTCCACCAATGATGTCAAGTACAATGAATAGTGATGTGTTGAATAGAGTTAATCAACAAAATAGAGATAATAGAAAATCAGAACAGGCTGCTGGGGATTCTGACTCTGAAGGTGGAAGACCTGAAAAACCTGATGATGAAAAGTCTGAAAAAACAATTCAAAATGAAGAAAGTCAAGCATAAGATAATTTTTTCGGACAAACTTAATAAAACTAATTACCACTTTATTTAAATAGTAATAAGTGGAAGTTAAAAGAGGAGGCGTAGAGAAATGATGCACCAATCAATCGCAACAATAGATTCTCCTGAATTTATTAATCTACAACCTTTAGAGATTAACCCACTAATGAGCAGCTGTGAGATAAAAGTATTATACGTTGGTGAAAATAGAAACCAAAGTTATATTACTAAAGAAGTTGCAACAGAAATGGCAAAAACTCTAAGAGGAGCGCCTATTGTTGGATATTACAAAGAA